TTCCAGAAGAACCACTTGTTCCTGAAGAACCTGAAGATCTACTTAAACCTGATGTACCATTTGTTCCTGAAGAACCTGAAGAAGCAGAAGAGCCACTTAATTGTGACAACCCTGAAGCGCCAGCTGTTCCGTTTGAACCCGATGTACCCGATGTGGCGCTTGAACCAGAAGAACCCGATGAACCACTATTTGCAGCTAAACCTGAAGTACCAGCCGTACCACTTGTTGCGGAACTACCAGCTGTTGCTGAAGAACCACTATTTGCACTTGCACCATTTGTACCATTTGTACCTGTAGACCCACTTGATCCAGATGTTCCACTTGATTTACTTAATGATGATTGACCATCTGTTCCATTTGTTCCAGAAGAACCACTTGTTCCTGAAGAACCTGAAGATCTACTTAAACCTGATGTACCATTTGTTCCTGAAGAACCTGAAGAAGCAGAAGAGCCACTTAATTGTGACAACCCTGAAGCGCCAGCTGTACCTGAAGTACCAGTTGTACCTGAGCTAGCTGAAGAACCAGCAGACCCTGAAGAACCACTTAATTGAGACAACCCTGAAGTACCAGCTGTTCCGCTTGTTGCAGAAGAAGCCGAAGTTCCAGAGGATGCTGAAGCACCTGATACACCCGCAGTACCGTCAGTACCTTTAGAACCACTAGAACCAGAAGTTCCTGAAGTTCCTGAAGTTACACTTAAACCACTATTTGCAGCTAAACCTGAAGTACCAACCGTACCTGAAGTTGCTGAAGACCCTGAAGTTCCAGCTGAGCCACTATTATTACTTGAACCAATTGTACCAGCAGTACCAGTTGAACCTGAAGAACCTGAAGTTCCAGAACTTCTACTTAATGCTGAAGCACCATCTGTACCATTTGTTCCTGAAGACCCAGACGTTCCTGAAGATCCTGAAGATCTACTTAAACCTGAAGTACCATTTGTACCACTTGAACCAGAAGAAGCAGAAGATCCACTTAATTGTGACAACCCTGAAGCACCTGCTGTACCGCTTGAACCAGAAGTACCTGAAGTTGCTGAAGAACCACTAGAACCAGACAATCTTGATAAACCTGATGTACCAACTGTTCCTGAGGTGGCTGAAGAACCAGCAGACCCTGAAGAACCACTGTTTGCTGATTGACCACTCGTACCGTTTGTACCAGTTGATCCTGAAGAACCAGAAGTTGCTGAAGAACCCGAGTTGGCACTCAATCCTGAAGTAGCCGCTGAACCTGAACTACCTGAAGTTCCTGAAGTCGCAGATGTACCCGCAGAACCACTTGAACCTGATAATTGAGATAAACCATTTGTACCAGCTGTACCTGTAGTACCAGAAGATGCACTTGTACCTGATGAACCCGCATTTGCAGATGCACCATTTGTACCATTTGTACCTGTAGACCCACTAGAACCTGAAGTTCCAGCTGAGCCACTATTATTTGAAGAACCTGAGGTTCCAGCTGTACCTGAAGTTGCTGAAGAACCACTAGAACCTGATGAACCCGCATTTGCAGAAGCACCATTTGTACCATTTGTTCCAGTTGTACCACTTGTTGCCGAAGAACCTGAGGTTGAACTTAAACCACTATTACCAGCATTACCTGAAGTACCATTTGTACCCGTAGACCCAGACGAACCTGAAGTTCCTGAAGAACCTGAGCTTCTACTTAAACCTGATTGACCATCTGTACCTGAAGTACCAGTTGAACCAGCTGATCCCGATGTACCTGAAGTATCACTTGTAGCAGACACACCATCCGTACCTGAAGTACCAGACGTTCCAGCTGTTGCTGAAGAACCAGACAGTCTTGATAAACCGTTTGTACCAGCGGTACCAGTTGTTCCAGAAGAACCACTTGATGCGCTTGATCCACTTAATTGTGATAAACCAGAAAGACCCGCAGTACCATTTGTACCAGTAGATCCTGAAGATGCTGAAGTACCGCTTGAACCACTATTTGCCGATTGACCACTTGTACCAGCGCTACCTGAAGATGCTGATGATCCTGAAGAACCAGATGTTCCAGAAGTTGCACTTGATCCAGCACTACCTGAAGATCCGCTTAATTGAGACAATCCTGAGGTTCCAACCGTTCCAGAAGTTGCTGAAGAACCTGATGTAGCGGAGCTACCACTATTCGCACTCGCACCATTAGTACCATTTGTACCCGTAGAACCTGAAGAACCTGATGTTCCACTTGATCTACTTAATGATGATTGACCATCTGTTCCAGAAGTTCCTGTAGAACCTGAAGAACCACTTGTTCCAGAAGTATCACTTGTAGCAGACACACCATCTGTACCTGAAGTACCTGATGTACCAGCTGTTGCTGAAGAACCACTTAATCTACCCAATCCTGAAGTACCAGCGGTACCACTTGTAGCAGATGAACCAGAAGTTGCTGAAGAACCACTATTTGCACTCGCACCCGAAGTTCCATTAGAACCAGTTGAACCTGATGTTCCAGAAGTTGCTGAAGAACCAGCAGAACCACTTAAACCTGAGGATCCAGCTGTTCCTGAAGTTGCACTAGACCCTGAAGAACCTGAACTACCAGATGAACTACTTAAAGCTGAAGAACCAACTGTACCAGTAGTACCTGATGTACCACTTGATGCGGATGTTCCTGAAGAACCACTATTTGCAGCTAAACCTGAAGTACCATTTGTACCAGTTGATCCGCTTGATCCTGAAGAACCTGATGTTCCCGAAGATTTACTTAATGCAGAAGCACCGTCTGTACCAGCTGAACCACTTGATCCTGAAGAACCAGAAGTTCCTGAAGTTGCTGATGTTCCCGCTGAACCTGAGCTACCGCTTAACTGAGATAATCCAGATGTACCGACCGTACCTGAGGTCGCTGAAGAACCACTTGTAGCTGAACTACCTGAGTTAGCTGAAGCACCATTTGTACCGTTTGAACCAGTCGATCCAGATGAACCTGATGTTCCAGAACTTCTGCTTAAACCAGACTGGCCATCCGTACCTGAAGTACCAGTTGAACCACTTGATCCAGATGTACCTGAAGTATCACTTAAAGCAGATTGACCATCCGTACCTGAAGTACCTGATGTACCAGCCGTTGCTGAAGAACCTGATAATCTACTTAAACCTGAGGTTCCAACCGTACCTGAAGTAGCTGAAGAACCTGAAGTAGCTGAGCTACCACTATTCGCTGATTGGCCACTTGTACCAGCAGAACCAGAAGACCCACTTGTACCAGATGTTGCTGAAGAGCCAGCTGAACCCGCACTACCACTTAATTGTGATAAACCACTTGTACCAGCTGTACCTGAAGTTGCTGAACTACCAGAAGTAGCTGAAGAACCTGAGTTTGCTGATGCACCGTTTGTACCGTTTGTACCAGTTGAACCTGAAGAACCTGAAGTTCCAGAACTTCTACTTAATGCTGAAGCACCATCTGTACCAGAAGAACCTGAACTACCAGAAGAACCTGAAGTTCCACTTGTAGCCGAAGTACCCGCACTACCTGAAGATCCAGATAATTGAGATAAACCGTTTGTACCAGCGGTTCCTGAAGTAGCGGAGCTACCTGATGTTGCTGAAGAACCACTATTTGCGCTTAAACCAGATGTACCGTTTGTTCCTGTACTACCTGAAGATGCTGATGTACCAGCCGATCCTGAAGACGCTGATAAACCAGATGACCCTGAAGTTCCTGAGGTTGCAGAAGAACCTGCACTACCAGCTGAACCGCTTAACGCTGAACTACCTGATGTTCCAGAAGTTGCTGAAGAACCCGAACTACCAGCAGAACCCGAAAGTTGACTTAAACCTGATGTACCAGCTGTTCCTGATGTAGCTGAAGTCCCAGCAGAACCTGAGCTACCACTATTTGCACTTGCACCATTTGTACCGTTTGTACCTGTAGACCCACTAGAACCTGATGTACCCGAAGATCTACTCAAAGCAGACGCACCGTCCGTACCATTTGTTCCAGAAGAACCTGATGTACCCGATGAACCTGAAGATCTACTTAAACCCGATGTACCGTTTGTTCCTGAAGAACCGCTTGATGCACTCGATCCGCTTAATTGTGATAAACCTGAGTTACCAGCGGTACCTGAAGTACCAGTTGTACCTGAGCTAGCTGAAGAACCAGCAGACCCTGAAGAACCGCTTAATTGTGACAAACCTGATGTACCTGCGGTACCGCTTGTTGCGGAACTACCAGAAGTTGCTGAAGAACCTGAATTTGCGGATGCACCATTTGTACCGTTTGTACCTGTAGACCCACTAGAACCTGATGTACCCGAAGATCTACTCAATGCCGATGCCCCATCAGTACCTGCTGATCCTGAACTACCTGAACTACCTGAAGTTCCAGAAGTTGCTGAAGTTCCAGCCGATCCTGAAGAACCTGATAATTGAGATAAACCATTTGTACCAGCTGTACCTGAAGTTGCAGAAGAACCACTTGATCCTGAAGATCCAGAGTTTGCAGAAGCACCAACAGTACCGCTTGTACCACTTGATCCTGAAGAACCTGAAGTTCCAGCAGAACCACTATTATTTGAAGAACCTGAAGTTCCAGTTGTACCAGTTGTACCTGAAGAAGCGCTTGTACCAGATGAACCAGAGTTAGCTGAAGCACCATTTGTACCGCTTGTACCAGTTGTACCGCTTGTTGCAGAAGAACCTGAAGTTGCGCTTAAACCACTATTACCTGCATTACCTGAAGTACCGTTTGTACCAGTTGATCCGCTTGATCCTGAAGAACCAGAAGTTCCTGAAGATTTACTTAATGCAGAAGCACCGTCTGTACCAGCTGAACCTGAAGATCCACTTGATCCAGATGTACCTGAAGTAGCTGAAGTTCCAGCAGAACCCGATGAACCACTCAATTGAGACAAACCAGAAGTACCAGCTGTGCCTGAGGTTGCGGATGAACCAGAAGTTGCTGAAGACCCTGAATTTGCGGATGCACCATTTGTACCAGCTGATCCTGAAGATCCACTTGAACCTGATGTACCACTTGATTTACTTAATGCCGATTGACCATCTGTACCTGATGTACCAGTTGAACCGCTTGAACCAGACGTTCCTGAAGTATCTGATGTAGCTGATTGTCCATCCGTACCTGAAGTACCAGACGTTCCAGCTGTTGCTGAAGAACCAGACAATCTTGATAAACCTGATGTACCAACTGTTCCTGAAGTTGCAGATGAACCTGAAGTTGCTGAAGAACCACTATTTGCTGATTGACCACTTGTACCAGCAGAACCTGAAGATCCTGAAGATCCTGATGTACCACTAGTTGCTGAAGAACCAGCGGATCCAGCACTACCGCTTAATTGTGATAAACCACTTGTACCAGCTGTACCTGAAGTAGCGGAAGAACCTGATGTTGCTGAACTACCAGAGTTTGCAGAAGCACCATTTGTACCCGCAGTTCCAGTTGATCCTGATGAACCAGAGGTACCACTTGATTTACTTAAAGCGGATGCTCCATCAGTACCAGCCGATCCTGAAGACCCGCTTGATCCAGAAGTTCCTGAAGTTGCTGATGTACCAGCGGATCCACTTGACCCACTCAATTGTGACAACCCTGATGTACCAGCGGTTCCTGAGGTAGCTGAACTACCTGAAGTTGCGGATGAACCACTATTTGCGGCTAAACCTGAAGTACCATTAGAACCTGTAGAACCAGAAGATGCTGATGTACCAGAAGATGCTGATAATGCACTTAAACCTGAAGAACCTGCGGTTCCTGACGTTGCTGAAGAACCTGAACTACCAGCAGAACTGCTTAACGCTGAACTACCAGAGGTACCTGTTGTACCACTTGTTGCGGAACTACCGCTTGTCGCAGAAGAACCGCTATTTGCAGCTAAACCTGAAGTACCATTTGTACCAGTAGAACCTGAAGATCCACTTGAACCAGATGTACCTGAAGATTTACTTAATGCTGACGCACCATCAGTACCCGCACTACCTGAAGAACCAGAAGAACCTGATGTTCCTGAAGTCGCAGATGTACCCGCTGAACCAGAAGAACCACTTAATTGAGACAATCCTGATGTACCAACTGTACCTGAAGTTGCGGATGAACCAGAAGAAGCTGAAGTTCCTGAAGAAGCTGAAGCCCCACTAGAACCAGCTGAACCAGTTGACCCACTTGTTCCTGAGGTTGCGGATGAACCCGCAGAACCTGAAGAACCACTATTAGCTGAAGAACCAACTGTACCAGTAGTACCTGATGTACCACTTGATGCGCTTGTTCCTGATGAACCTGAATTTGAACTTAATCCTGAAGTACCATTTGTACCTGAAGTTGCTGAAGATCCGCTTGACGCTGATGTCCCTGAAGACGCTGATGCTCCCGAAGAACCGTTAGAACCTGTAGAACCAGAGGTACCACTTGTTGCTGAACTACCAGAAGACGCTGATAAACCAGATGAACCTGCGGTTCCTGAAGTTGCTGAAGATCCTGATGAAGCTGAACTACCAGAATTAGCTGATAAACCTGAGGTACCATTTGTACCTGAAGTTGCTGAAGAACCAGCTGTACCACTTGTTGCTGAAGACGCTGAAGCTCCTGATGAACCACTTGTTCCTGTAGAACCAGCTGTACCGCTTGTTGCTGAACTACCAGAAGATGCTGACAACCCACTTGAACCAGCTGAGCCAGAAGTTGCGGATGATCCTGATGTAGCAGAGCTACCACTATTTGCACTCAACCCTGATGTACCATTTGTTCCACTTGTAGCTGAACTACCAGAAGAAGCGGATGTACCTGAAGAAGCTGAAGCACCTGAAGCACCAGCTGTACCGCTTGAACCAGAGGTACCTGAAGTTGCAGAAGAACCACTTGAAGCACTTAAACCTGAAGAACCAGCTGTACCTGAAGTAGCGGAGCTACCTGAAGTCGCTGAGGATCCGCTTAATGCGCTTAAACCACTTGTACCATTTGTTCCTGAAGTTGCGGATGAACCAGAAGATGCTGATGTACCTGAAGAAGCTGAAGCTCCTGATGACCCTACTGAACCTGAAGAACCTGATGTTCCTGACGTAGCAGAACTACCAGAACTTGCACTCAATCCTGAAGAACCTGCGGTTCCTGAAGTTGCTGAGGATCCTGATGTGGCAGAGCTACCACTATTTGAAGATAGACCTGACGTACCAGCTGTTCCTGAAGTAGCGGAGCTACCTGAAGAACCTGATGAACCAGAACTATTACTATTTCCACTCGAACCTGCGGTTCCTGAAGAAGCTGAACTTCCTGAAGAACCCGATGTACCACTAGTTGCAGATGACCCACTTGTAGCGGATGATCCAGAATTAGCAGCTAAACCTGAAGTACCATTTGTACCTGAAGTTGCTGAAGATCCGCTTGACGCTGATGTCCCTGAAGATGCGCTTAAACCTGAAGAACCAGCTGATCCAGCTGAACCTGATGTTCCTGACGTAGCAGAACTACCAGAAGATGCGCTTAAACCTGAACTACCTGATGTACCGCTTGTAGCAGAGCTACCTGAGGTTGCAGAAGAACCTGAATTAGAACTCAACCCTGATGTACCATTTGTTCCTGAAGTTGCGGATGAACCAGAAGATGCTGATGTACCTGAAGAAGCTGAAGCTCCTGATGAACCAGCGGAACCACTTGTTCCCGAAGTACCAGAAGATGCTGAACTACCAGAAGATGCACTTAAACCTGAAGAACCAGCTGTACCTGAAGTTGCAGAAGAACCAGAGGAAGCTGATGACCCACTATTTGAGGCTAAACCTGAAGTACCATTTGTTCCACTTGTAGCTGAACTACCAGAAGAAGCTGATGTACCAGAAGAAGCTGAAGCCCCTGAAGAACCTGATGTACCAGATGATCCTGAAGTAGCGGAAGTTCCTGAAGAACCCGCTGAACCAGAGCTACCACTATTTGCGGCTAAACCAGAAGTACCATTTGTACCTGAAGTTGCGGAAGAACCAGAAGAAGCTGAAGTTCCTGAAGAAGCTGATGCTCCCGAAGAACCGTTAGAACCTGTAGAACCAGATGTTCCACTTGTTGCTGAAGATCCAGAAGAAGAACTTAAACCTGAAGAACCAACTGTTCCTGAGGTTGCGGATGAACCTGATGTTCCTGAAGAACCAGAGTTACTAGATAAACCGCCAGTACCATTTGTACCCGTAGAACCGCTTGAACCAGATGTTGCTGAAATAGCAGAAATACCATCAGCACCATCAACACCGCTTGAACCAGATGTACCTGAAGAACCCGAAGAACCTGATGTTTTACTTGAACCAGCTAAACCGCTTGTACCTGTCGTACCTGAAGTCGCAGATGTACCTGAAGTTGCAGAAGAACCACTATTTGAAGATAATCCTGAAGTACCGTTTGTTCCTGAAGTTGCTGAAGATCCGCTTGATGCAGATGTTCCTGATGTTGAAGAAACACCGCTTGATCCAGCTGTACCAGAAGTTGCTGAAGAACCTGAGGTTGCTGAACTACCAGAAGATGCAGATAAACCCGAAGATCCTGATGTACCACTTGTAGCAGAACTACCTGAGGTTGCAGAAGAACCACTATTTGAAGATAAACCCGAAGTACCGTTTGTTCCTGAAGTTGCAGAAGAACCAGATGATGCAGACGTACCTGAAGTTGCTGAAGCACCTGAAGAACCAGCGCTACCTGTTGATCCTGATGTTCCTGATGTAGCACTTGATCCAGCTGAACCAGAAGACGCACTTAAACCAGAAGTACCAACTGTACCAGAAGTTGCTGAAGAACCTGAAGAAGCTGAAGCGCCAGAATTACCACCAGTTCCTGAAGTTCCTGAAGAACCACTTGAACCAGATGAGAATGATAATCTACTTTGACCAGCAACACCAGTTGTACCATTTGTACCAGAAGAACCAGAAGAACCTGAAGTTTCACTTAAACCACTGTTTGAACTAGCACCATTTGTACCGCTAGAACCTGAGGTTGCAGAAGAACCTGAGGTTGCGCTTGAACCACTATTTGCGGCTAAACCAGAAGTACCGATTGTACCTGAAGTTGCAGACGAACCTGAAGATGCTGCTGAACCTGATGACCCACTTTCACCACTTGAACCATTAGAACCTGATGTTCCTGAAGAACCAGCTGTTCCTGAAGAGGCTGAGTCGCCAGAACTTCCTGATGTTCCAGTAGAGCCTGAAGCACCACTTGAACCAGATGTTCCAGTAGAACCGTTATCACCAGAAGAACCGTTTGTTCCTGAAGAACCAGAAGCGCCTGATTCACCATTTAAACCATTTATACCTGAAGAACCTGAAGATCCAGTTGACCCTGAAGACCCACTTTCACCACTTTCACCTGAAGTACCAAAACTACCACCATCACCAGATGTACCATCGCTACCTGTAGAACCAGATTCACCCGATTGACCAGATGTCCCAAATGAGCCATCATTACCCGAAGATCCATCGCTACCTGTAGAACCAGATTCACCACTTATTCCTGAAGTTCCTGAAGAACCGTTATCACCGCTTGTACCATCCGATCCTGTACTACCACTTTCACCGCTTATTCCTGATGTACCGTTAGAACCTTCGTTTCCTGATGTACCATCTGATCCAGTTGAACCTGATTCACCACTTATTCCTGAAGTTCCTGAAGAACCGTTATCACCGCTTGTACCATTTGAACCAGTTGACCCAGAGTCGCCACTTACACCCGATGTACCATTAGAACCATCATTACCTGATGTACCATCTGAACCAGTTGAACCGCTTTCACCTGATAAACCACTTGTACCGTTAGATCCGTTATTACCTGATGTGCCATCACTACCCGTGCTACCACTTTCACCTGATACACCAGAAGTTCCACTTGAACCATTATCACCAGAAGAACCATCTGAACCAGTTGATCCCGATTCTCCACTTATACCAGAGGTTCCGTTGGAGCCATCATCACCTGAAGAACCGTTAGTTCCTGAAGAACCTGAAGCTCCGCTTTCACCATTTAAACCATTTATACCTGAAGAACCTGAAGATCCAGTTGATCCCGAAGACCCACTTTCGCCAGATTGGCCAGATGTTCCAAATGAACCATCATTACCTGAAGAACCATCTGATCCAGAGGATCCAGACTCACCTGATATACCAGATGTTCCAAATGAACCATCATTACCTGAAGATCCATCGCTACCTGTGGAACCAGATTCACCCGATTGACCAGATGTACCGTAAGACCCATCAGCCCCACTTGATCCATCTGACCCAGTTGATCCAGACTCACCACTTATTCCCGAAGTCCCTGAAGATCCGTCATTACCTGATGTGCCATCACTACCAGTTGAACCTGATTCTCCACTTATTCCTGAAGTTCCATTTGAACCATTATCACCGCTACTACCATCACTACCAGTTGATCCAGACTCACCACTTATTCCTGAAGTCCCATTAGATCCGTCATTACCTGAAGATCCGTCTGAACCAGTTGAACCACTTTCACCTGATTGACCTGAAGTTCCGTTGGAACCATCGTTACCTGAAGACCCATCTGAACCAGTAGACCCAGATTCACCACTTATACCAGAGGTTCCAAAACTACCGTTAGCTCCTGAAGAACCGTCTGAACCAGTTGAACCTGATTCACCACTTATACCAGAGGTTCCGTTAGAACCGTTATCACCAGAAGAACCGTTAGTTCCTGAAGAACCTGAAGCTCCGCTTTCACCATTTAAACCATTTATACCTGAAGAACCTGAAGATCCAGTTGATCCTGAGGATCCCGATTCACCACTTTCACCTGAAGTACCAAAACTACCGTCAGCTCCTGAAGAACCATCACTACCCGTGCTACCACTTTCACCTGATTGACCAGATGTTCCTGAAGAACCGTCATTACCTGAAGATCCGTCTGAACCTGTGCTACCACTTTCACCGCTTATCCCTGATGTTCCAAATGAACCATCCGCTCCTGAAGAACCATCTGACCCAGTTGATCCAGACTCACCACTTATTCCTGAAGTACCATTAGATCCGTCATTACCAGATGTACCATCTGATCCAGTAGACCCAGATTCACCTGATTGGCCAGAGGTTCCAAATGAACCGTCAGCCCCACTTGATCCATCGGATCCTGAAGACCCAGATTCACCTGATTGGCCAGAGGTTCCAAATGAACCGTCAGCCCCACTTGATCCATCGGATCCTGTAGAACCAGATTCACCTGATTGGCCAGAAGTACCAAAAGATCCATCATTACCTGAAGAACCTGAAGATCCAGTTGATCCCGATTCTCCACTTATTCCTGAAGTTCCATTAGATCCGTCATTACCTGAAGATCCGTCTGAACCTGTGCTACCACTTTCACCACTTATTCCTGAAGTCCCATTTGAGCCATTATCGCCTGATGTACCATCTGAACCAGTTGATCCTGACTCGCCAGATTGGCCAGAAGTACCAAAAGATCCATCATTACCTGAAGACCCATCTGATCCAGTAGACCCAGATTCACCCGATTGACCAGAGGTTCCAAATGAACCATCATTACCTGAAGACCCATCTGAACCTGTGCTACCGCTTTCACCCGATTGACCAGAAGTACCATTTGATCCGTCATTACCTGAAGAACCATTGGATCCGTTTGATCCCGATTCACCACTTATTCCTGAAGTTCCATCAACACCATCAACACCATCAACACCATTTGTACCAGAAGTACCACTTTCACCTGATGTACCAGATTCACCCGATGAACCACTTTCACCAGATTGGCCAGATGTACCGTTAGAACCATCCGCTCCTGAAGAACCATCTGAACCAGTAGACCCAGATTCACCACTTATACCAGAGGTTCCTGAAGAACCGTCATTACCACTACTACCATCACTACCAGTTGAACCAGATTCCCCTGAAGTCCCGTTAACGCCTGTTGTACCAGAATCACCGTCCGAACCGTTAGTTCCTGAAGAACCTGAAGCTCCGCTTTCACCATTTAAACCATTTATACCTGAAGAACCTGAAGACCCAGTTGATCCTGAAGACCCACTTTCGCCAGATTCACCTGAAGTTCCATTTGAACCATTATCACCACTACTACCATCACTACCTGTACTACCACTTTCTCCACTTACCCCTGAAGTTCCTGAAGAACCATCATTACCTGATGATCCATCTGATCCTGTACTACCGCTTTCACCACTTATACCTGAAGTTCCGTTGGAACCATCGTTACCGCTTTCACCTGATGTACCATTACTGCCTGATTCACCAGAAATACCTGAAGTACCAAAACTACCATCATTACCACTTGACCCATCTGATCCTGTTGATCCCGATTCACCACTTATACCAGAGGTTCCGTTAGAACCACTTTCTCCACTTATTCCTGAAGTTCCTGAAGAACCATCATTACCACTAGATCCGTCAGACCCTGTTGAACCTGATTCACCAGAAATACCTGAAGTACCAAAACTACCGTCAGCTCCTGAAGAACCATCTGATCCTGTTGACCCAGATTCACCAGAAATACCAGAAGTTCCATTGGAACCATCGGCACCACTTTCACCTGAAGTACCAGTTGACCCTGATTCACCTGAAACACCTGAAGTACCATTAGAACCATCGTTACCGCTTATCCCACTTGTGCCATCAACACCATCAACACCATCAATACCATTTGTACCAGAAGTACCAGATTGACCACTCGTACCATCATTTCCTGTGCTACCAGATTCACCTGATATACCTGATGTTCCATTTGAACCATCCGCTCCTGAAGAACCATCTGAACCAGTACTACCAGATTCACCACTTACTCCTGAAGTCCCTGAAGATCCGTCATTACCTGATGTGCCATCACTACCAGTTGAACCTGATTCACCACTTATACCAGAGGTTCCGTTGGAACCATCTGCTCCTGAAGAACCGTCAGAGCCAGTTGAACCACTTTCTCCACTTATTCCTGAAGTTCCTGAAGAACCATCATTACCACTTTCACCTGATGTGCCATTACTACCACTTTCTCCACTTAAACCTGAGGTTCCGTTACTACCATCATTACCCGATGTACCATCTGATCCTGTTGACCCAGATTCGCCAGACATCCCCGAAGTTCCGTTGGAGCCATCGGCACCGCTTTCACCTGAAGTACCAGTGCTACCTGATTCACCACTTATCCCTGAAGTTCCTGAAGAACCATCATTACCACTACTACCATCACTACCATTACTACCTGATTCTCCAGAAACACCAGATGTACCATCAGAACCACTCAAACCCGAATAACCTGAAGTACCAGCTGTACCAGAAGTACCTGTTAATAAAGGTGAATATGAATATTCACCAGTAGCTGCATTAAACGACACAAAATAGTTCGGTGAACTATTTTCGGTCATTCCTGTAACAAATAACTCATTTAAAATATAAACACCCTTAAGATCTTGGGTGTTTTCCCACTGTCCAGTGGTATCGTTCCAAACTAAAATGTCCCCTTCATTGGGGCCACTAATTACAACGTCAGATAGATCATCTATTCCAAGATTTTCTATAACGTCTTTTATATTTTGGAAGTTAGCATCTAATTCCGCATAGGATAGTGCCCTTCCTAGATCGTCTCTAAGATAAATTGTTACTGTTGCCATTTATATATGTTAGTTTAAACTACTAACATATAAATAGTATCAAATACTAATAAGGCAACAGTAACAACGTTTTTTTTTACTATTTTTTTATTCTGTGATGTTAACGTTTATTTTTTCACTCTTAATATTATAAGTTAAACTTATTTTACCAGATTTAGGCATTTGTTTACGTAACATTTCGTCTGAAATCGGGTCCTCTACATATTTCTGTATGGTTCTTTGGATTTCCCTAGCCCCGTATAGTTTATTAAAACCTTTTTCCAAAATAAATTCTTTAGATTTTTTATCAATTTTAAATGTAAACCCAACATTTTTTAAGTGATTTTCAAAATCCTTTAATTGTAAATCAATAATTTTAACAACATCATCTTGTGTTAGATAATTAAAATAAACAATTTCATCCAAACGATTAATAAATTCTGGTTTAAAAGTTTTCTTAAGGTTTTTTTCAATAATACTTTTTGAGTTTACAATCGCATCCGCTTCAGAATCATTAAAACCGATTTTAGTACCAAAATCTTGAACCTCTTTCAAACCGATATTTGATGTCATGATGATAATGGTATTTTTGAAATTAATTTTTCTACCGTTAGCATCGGTTAAATAACCCTCATCAAGTAATTGAAGCATAACATTGAAAATATCTGGGTGAGCCTTTTCAATCTCATCAAATAAAACCAAAGAATATGGTTTATTTTTAACTTTCTCCGTTAATTGACCACCTTCGTTATACCCAACATAACCTGGGGGTGCCCCAATTAACTTACTAATATTAAATTTTTCGGAGTATTCGGACATATCGACACGGATAATAGCATCTTGAGAACCAAAAACTTTTTCAGCTAAACATTTTGCTAATTCTGTTTTACCAACACCAGTTGGTCCAATAAATAAGAATGAACCGATTGGTTTAGATTGTTTTCTAATACCAGTTCTATTTCTTTTGATTGATGAAACAACTTTATCGATTGCATCTGATTGACCAATAACACAATTAGCCAATTCACCATCCATTGATAATAATCTTGTTACCTCATTCTCAGAGACTTTACTAACAGGTATACCCGTCATCATTGATACTACTTCGGAGATCATATCATCCGTCACAATATTTCTTTTATCATTAATCGATAACTTCCACATTGAATTTTCTTTATCTAACTCGGTAAGAATTTTTTTCTCTTGATCACGAAGCTGCGCTGCCTGCTCAAAATTTTGGGTTTTAACAACTTGTTGTTTTTGATCCTTAATCTCTTTTAACTTAAGTTCAAGATCCTTTATTTTTTGTGGTGCCTTAACCGCCACCTGAGTTCTTGAACCAGCCTCATCCATGATATCGATAGCCTTATCAGGGAATTCCCTGTTTGTGATATAACGATCAGCCAATGCGATAATTTCATCAATAGCCTCTTCAGTGTATGTTACTTTATGGAAATCTTCGTATTTCTCTTTAATATTCATAAGGATTTCTTTAGTCTCACTTAAGATTGGTGGGTTAACCATAACTTTTTGGAATCTTCTATCTAAAGCACCATCCTTTTCAATATGCTCACGATATTCATCAAGAGTTGTTGCACCAATACATTGGAGTTCTCCACGGGCTAATGCGGGTTTAAATACGTTTGCAGCGTCTAACGAACCCGATGAATTACCAGCACCAACAATTGTATGTAATTCATCAATGAAAAGAATCACATTTGGGTTATCTTTAGCCTCATCAACAATAGCTTTAATTCTCTCCTCAAACTGACCACGATATTTTGTACCAGCAACCAACGATGTCATATCTAATGTTACAACACGTTTGTTCATTAGAGGCCTTGGGCAATCACCGTTCGCAATTTTAATTGCTAAACTTTCAGCGATAGCTGTCTTACCAACACCTGGATCACCAATAAGAATCGGGTTATTTTTCTTTCTTCTTGTTAAAATTTGACAAACCCTCTCAACCTCAGATGCACGACCTATTACAGGATCTAATTTACCTTCTTGTGCTAAAACAGTTAAATCACGACCAAAATTATCTAATGTCGGTGTTTTTGATTTAATATTTTTATTTGCCTCGTTTAATGGTTTCCTATCTCTAGGTAACTCATCATCATTAGAGAATACGCTGGCTTGTGGTGTTGATAATTGTTTAATTTTCTTAGCGATAAAAGTTTTTGTTAAACCATATTCCTTAAAAAGTTTAACAATCGCATTATCTTTTTCCATTGAGATTAGAAAGAAAAGCTCAACAGTGATGTAGTCGGTTGGCTTTTTCCTTACGATACACTCTTTAATTATTTCTTGAAGATCTGACTCAAAAGGTAAGATACCATCTTGTTTACCATTAGATGAATCGGAAAGCCTCTTATTAATGTCATTTAAGTCATTAACCATCACATCAAAATCCAATACTTTGTTTTTGACAACCTCATAAATCATATTCTCAGTAGTAAGGATACCGAATATAACATGTTGTAACCTAAGCATCGAGTCATCATACTTAATTGCCACGGATTGCCCCCTAGTAAAGGCGCTTCTTAACTCATTTGTCATTCTTTCTTTCATGTGCGAATATATATTTTATGCAAAGATAGTAATAATCTTGACATAACCAAACTTTTTTCCTACTTTTGTTAAAAATAAATATTATGGGGAAAACAACAATCTATTTTAAGGACGGTAATTTTATCGAATACTCCGATCAGGATGTAAACAATGTTGTATCTATGATAAGTGGTAACCATTTAATTGTAACAACAAAGTCAACAGAAGAAACTGATAATGGGCCAGTTATCATTAATAATACAATTGTATATGAGTTGGATAAGATAAAAAACTTTGTAAAAATAACACCAACAATAAAATTTAACATCGAAGAAGATCATGTCAGTAACAAGTAAACAGTATTTGGGTGAAAACGTAGTAGTTTCGTATGAAAGCTCAAATATCAAAGAAGGTAAGTACAATACAAACACTAAAAAACTACAAGTAACATTTAATAATGGTGCAATTTATGAGTATGATGATGTGCCCCATGAAACATTTGCCGCAATGAATTTAGCTGAAAGTCAGGGTAAATATTTTAACGCTAATATAGCAAAAGCATACACCTATAGAAAAATTTAACCTATGTACGTTGATATAAGATATGAGTCAAGAGCCAACATAACCTTTCATAACATGGCTAAGGTTTCCATACGTGGTAACCAAAATTACCTTGTTAAATGGTATTATAATGATGAGTTTTTTGGTGAAATGTTTTTAAACGGTGGAACCTGGGGAGCCTATCCGATGAATGAAATAGGGCATTGGAAAATTGAATTTTGGCAAGAGGGTAGATTAGTCTACACTTACACCAACATGCTAGAAAAAAACAATATCTTAATATTGTTTGAAAATGACGGTAACGATTTTGGCGAATTTGCTAAAAAAGTTAAAGAATATTCAGATGACCTATCCGATAGATACGGTTGTAATACGTTTGTTTTTTTTAAAAATTCAGAATTATGTGATTTTAGTGAGCATAAAGGTATTCCATTAAGATTAAACGATGATATTAACAGTTTTAAAATTATTTATAACAAAAAATTATGACGGATAATTTAATTAAAATATACGAAAAAGCCATCCCAAAAGAAGTTTGTGAGTTTATAATAAATGAGTTTGAAACTTCTAAAAATCAAATGGAAGGTATTAGTGGGGCTGGTGTAAATAAGTTGGTAAAATCCTCAACAGATTTGATGATCCATTTAAATTTAGACAACCCAAATTGGTTATACATTTATGATTACTTGAGAGAAAATTTATTAGGTAATTTGGTTGATTACATTGAATGTAACAGTTTCATGACAATGACAGGTGGTTTTGCCACTAAAGCTTCTGCCGTTAGGACGGCCCAATCTTGTTACATGGCTGGTAGTAACGGCCAACCCCACATGCAAATGCAGAGGTACATTGACGACCAAGGTTATTACGCTTGGCACCACGAAAATGAGGGTGGAACAACATCAAAAAGGGAGTTGTTTTTTATCTACTATTTAAATGATGTTGATAGTGGTGGTGAGACCGAATTCAAGTTCAACCCACTTAAAGTCAACCCAGAAGTTGGTAAATTAGTTATAGCACCAGCTTTATGGACACATAAACATCGTGGTAACCCACCGCAAAATGGTCAGTATAAATATATCATCACTGGTTGGATTGAAAAAAAGGATGAACACTATATTTCTGAAGAATTTGAGGAAGATTACCTAATTTAACCGAAAATACAGATATTTATCTGATATGGACAATATTTTAAAAAGTTTTACTGTTCGACCTAGCTTATATTCAGATATTTGGGAAAACCCGTCATCTGATAATTTTAAGGAAATAAAACTTAAAAAAGAGATTAGAGAACGTTTAATTGCGATAGCAAAAGATTTTATTGAAAGTTTTGGTATTGATAGTTTTGCTATTGAAGATATTTTGTTTGTTGGTAGTTTAGCTAATTACAATTGGTCAGAGTATTCTGATATTGATTTACACATTGTTGTAGATAAAAAAGCTGTTAACGATGATAATATTTTAGTTGATGAATTTTTTACGGCTAAAAAAGAGTTATATAACCTAAAACATGATATAAAAATCAAGGGGTTTGATGTTGAGTTATATGTCCAGGATGTTGAAGAGGTTTTGGATGCAGCCGATGGTATATATAGCATACTTTATAGTAAATGGAGAAAAGAACCCAGTAAACAAAAACCAGAGATAAATAAAAAAGATATTGTTAAAAAGGTAAAAGAATTTGATAAAAAATTAAACGACATCGCCAATGAAAAAGATGCGGATGCTAAGATTTTAAAATTAAAAAAATTAAAAGAAAAGATTAGAGCATATAGAAAAAGCGGTTTAAACTCAACGGGTGAGTTCAGTACTGAGAATTTGGTTTTTAAATATTTAAGAAGATCTGGGTATATGGATAAATTAGCTGATATGGGTATTGATGTCAAAGATGAATTTTTATCCCTAGAAAATCTGGAATATTGATATTTTCCTCTTTTTGCTTATATTTATAAGAAGAATAATTATTTTAAATAACTAAGATATGAAACCAATAGGTTCTGAAAAAATAGAAAACGTAGACGATAAATTAGCTAGGATCTTAGAGATTGCTGGTATTAAAAAAGAATTGGTTACTGAAAGTGCGCCAGTTCTTGGTCATTTGTCTAATGTATTACACGAAGCCGTAGCGGCTAACGGTACCGAATATGGTATTGTACAAGAAGAAAAACACGTTTACATTAAAACTAAAAATGAAAACGGTGAATATGATTATTTAACAGGTGTTCAAAACATTCATGAGCATTCTTACAAATCATACGCTGATGCTTTAAAACACTTAAATATGATGTTTAGAGAAATTAACGAATCTGTTGATTTTAAAGAAAACATCGATGTTTTAAAAAAAAAAGTATAACTGAGCGTTATATCCTAAAACTTAAGAATACTGGTACCGCACCAGCAACCGATACAACGGTTGATTCGGGCATTGATACCACAGCTGCACCATCGGAAGAACCTGCGGATTTAGCCACAGATTTCTCAACTGAAACACCAGCTGATACAGCTGTCGATACAACTACAGACCCAGCATTAGATCCAGCCGCTGCAACCGCAGAAGAACCAGCTCAAGAAACTGGGGCTGAAAACACTGATGAACCAATTTTAAAAACGGTTCAAAAACTCACTGGTAAATTAACCCAAAAAATGAGAGATGGTTCTCAGGAATTAGAATCAAAAGATTATAAATACGTTGTTAATTCAATCTTATCTGCAATCGATATGACAAAGATAACAGAAGAAGATATGAATGATATGTTAAATAAACTTCAAAATAAAGATTCTGAAGATACAACAGAAGCCGAACCAACAGCTGAACCAGGTGCTGAAGAAATGGCACCAGAACAACCAGTTCAAGAACAACCAAAAGATTATTTAAGAAGAATACATAAATCAGTTGTGGACGAATTTCTAAATGAAATAAATAAATAATAAAATCCCCGAAAGGGGATTTGTTTTTTTAAAACGTTTTTACTATTATTGTACAAATAAGTTAATATGATAATAGGTGTTTTAGGAAAAAAACGTTCAGGTAAAGATACAACAGGTGATTACCTAGTCGCAAGTAAAAATTTTGTAAAATATAGTTTTGCTAACCCGATCAAACGTGGGGCTATGGAATTGTTTGGTTTTACGGAAGATCAGGTTTTTGGTGATGCTAAAGATGAGATTGACCCAACCTGGGGGATAACCCCAAGATTAGTGCTACAGATAATGGGTACTGAGGTTTTTCAATACGACATGCCAAAATATATACCAGAATTACAAGTATTTGGTAGAAGTTTCTGGGTTAAGCGTTTTGAACAATGGTATAACCAAAATAAAGATCTAGATGTTGTTATTTGCGATGTTAGATTTCAACACGAAGTTGATGCAATATTAAAGATGGGTGGTACGATATTGTCAGTGCAAAGACCAAACCTAAGTACTGGTGATGAGCATGCATCTGAAAAAGAAATGGACTCTATTGTTGGTATTACAACCGAAATAATAAATGATCGTACTTTACATGATTTGTACGATAAGATAGATAATTTGGTAAATGATTTACGAAAACCCCTTAGCTGAAATATTATCAGTACATAAATTTAAAGTTGATACAGCTACAGCTGAAATGTTATGCTACACCTTTAACAGGGAAATAAAGTGTGATAGAAAGATTAACATCGAGTTGTTTAGAAGATTTGCCAAATACAATCCTTTATACATTTTTAGTTGGGGTGGTATCATAAATTATGGGGTAAAAGATCAACCCGTACAATTAAATGGTGTTGAAATCGTTATCCAACCTGGAAAAGAGGAAGAGTTTATGGATGAAAATTCTAATTTTATATTCTATGGTGGGGCAAATTCAGGTCTTCAGTGGTTAGATCAAGAAGATGGTTATGAGGGTGTTTACGGAACTTGTAGAATTAACTTTTAGTTATTTTTAACCTAAGATTACCAGTACCCTTTATAACTCTATGCCAGTCATGTCTTGCTATTTTTAGTGAGACATTTTCTTTTAATGGAATGGGTAATTGATTATCATATTGAAATTTCCAGTCAGTTGTGTTTAACACCTCAATAACACGATCTTCATTATCTCTATGCCACATAAGTTCAATGGGATCAATCTTTTCGTCAAATTCTCTTATGACATAATTGTCACCAACCTCAATGTCTTTGTATGGTTTACCAGTATCCACCAAATTTAGATTTTAAACCGAGTAAACTAGCATATCTAGGTAATCTACATGACCAGTAGGATGCTTTAGTCCTATCTTTTTTATTCGCACAATCATGTCTAGAAGCAAACGCTTTACGTGCCGCTGGGTTATTTAATTTAACAGATAAACCAGTTGTATCACCAAAAGAAACTTTCTTAATACCACCACCTGGTTTTCTAACATAAACATAAAACTTTTTAGAACCACCTCTTTTAGGTTTACCAAGCTCAACTTCCTTACCCTGATACTTTGCTTCAGCTATAAGTTCGTCTTCTGGCATATCTTCAGTAAATGGTAAATCCAATGGAACCATCTGACCCTCAAATAAATCAAATCTACCTAAATCTGTGTTTTCAAATAACTTTGTGTCTAAAGCGGATAACCTAATTACCTTCTTTTCCCAAAGCTCCCTAGCTTCTTTAATTAGGAAAGCGTGTTTTTCACTACCAGGTCTATATTCATTTTCTAATAAAGGTATGCTATTACTCAAATGGTATTTTACGTCTTCAGAAACCAGATCTTTTAATATCCAAGAGTCAAAATTTTCCATTAATTTTTTTTCAATGGATAACTCAAAACACTCCTCACAAATAACCTCTGATTCAGAAATTAACGGTTCAAACTCTTTGTTTTCATACATATCATTAATAACTTCAAAAACAAAAGAAAGATCCTTATACTCTGGGTTAACAACAACATGATAACAATCATCAGATTTTTCCATCATGGGTTTACCAAAATTATCTTTATTTTTTGAGATGTAAAACGCTGGGTTTTCAGCTTCCTCATGAATTGAGAACAATTCCGAAATCACATCAAGACTCAAACCCTCATCTTTGGGGGATGATAAAGTGTTATTTTTTGAACCTCTTTCATTCAAAATTTTAGCCATTTGGCTTTCGGTCATTTTGTATATTTTTTTACCCATTACTAATGATATTATAATATAAATATCTCTTTAAATGAATAAATTCTTAAAATCATATACATTATTTGGTATTGGGCTTAAACGATCAAAACCGTAAAAAGCACTCATATTTGATTGTTCTCTTATTGTTTGATTATTAACTAACATCTTAGAGTGAAAACTATCAATTAATCTTGGTGTTGCGTAACCACACACAATAAACTCAGTATCACTAACTTTGCAAACAAAAATAGCTTTTTTATACATTGGCCTGTAAAAAATCGGAAACTCATTGTAATTAAACATAATAACATCAACCCACTTTTCAAATGAGTTTCTTAATTGCTGTAAGGGTTCAACATTAACATTGTTGTAATCCATAATCGGATGTTTTATACGTTTTGAAATCGCTGTTATTGCGCATGTTAACGTGAACATATCTTTGTATTTCTCATTATTTTTATTTAGTTTTGTTGTGTTGTGTTTGTGTTTAACAACAGCCCTAATGTATGAAACGCAATTATGGATGTCCCTTTCATCCAACTTAATTCTGCTGAATTTTTTTATGTGCGTATCGAACGCACCTTTAAATGTTATAATGCTCATGACACAAAAGTAAAAAAAAATTTGTTTATAACCAAATAAATTCCTAATTTTGTAAACATGAAAGGATATACTAAAGAACAACTTGAGTTTATTGAGTTTAGCGGACCAGAATCCGTAATATTGTCAGCAACAGCTGGTAGTGGTAAAACCCATTCCACGGTGGGTAGGTTAAATCACCTATTGGATAACGGGGTTGACCCAAACAGAATAATCTTTTTCTCATTTACTAATGATGCTGTAAATGAATTAAGACACCGTATTAACAGTGATGTTAAGATTACAACCATACATAGTTTTACCAGTGGTACGTTGGCAAAACTAGGTAAGTTTAAACCCATTGTCACATTTTACGATTTTATAAATTGGTACCGTGATAAAAAGAAGCCGTCTTTTAAAGACCCAAGAAAAATAAGAGAGGAATATTACGCTACTATTGAAAGGTTTTATGAAGAGGGTGCCAGTATATCATCATCTTTTTCGGCATATAAACTACAATTTTACGATGGTGTTAAATCACCAAAACCAAATTTTTATGACCACTACATTGCCTTTTTAAAGGAGACTAATAGCCGTGATTTCTCTGACATGTTAATTGACACAGAAAAATTAACAAGAGACCCTAAACATAAAGAATTTTTTGACGGTATGTATGATTATATCTTTATTGATGAGTATCAAGATACATCGACACTCCAAATGAAAATCTTATCCGCAATTAACGCAAAACAATATTACCTTATTGGTGACAAGAACCAATCAATCTATGGTTTTTCTGGAGCTAATTGCGAAAAAATTGAATCGTTGTTAAAACAAAAGAAAACTGTTGTTGAGTTAACCTTAACAAAAAACTTTAGGTCTCATAAAAAAATTGTTGAGAACGCAAACAAATTTAGCTCGTTAATGGCTATACCTGAATCGGAACATGAGGGTTTTGTTGATGAAAAATTCATAACAAAAAAGAGATTATTTGAGATGATGTTAGACGGTAAACCCTTAACCGTTCTTGTTAGAACAAACAATATTATCAAAGAGATTGAAAAGCAAGCTCTTAAGAAAAAAGTCCCAATGCGTTATTTTAACTACATAACAAAAACGGATCTTGATAACATTAAAAAATCAAACATAACAGATAG